GAGCCAGGGAAGTCTCTGCGATGTGGTTGAATTCATCACAGAATTCGTTGGGATACTGCACTTCCAGTGGGATGTCGGAACCCCATCTCCGCATGGACCTAGTTGCCTCGGTCATTTCAACCTTGGCACCATGTGCCGCCAATACGGCCTTGCAGAAAGGCCCAATAACGGGCGTGTTGCCATCGGTTAGTGCATAGGACCGGCACTTCTCCAGTAGTTTCTCCACTTCTGTAACGCCTTGCAGCGTCACAGTGGTGTGGAACTTCGACAATTGCCTGGGGAGGTCACACATAGAATTGGGATCCCCCCACCAGACGGTGGACATGAATTTGCGTCCAAGAAATTCCACACCAGCCTGCCCTTTATTCACCCTGAGTGCCTTCAGAATGAAGCCCATCTTGTTGGCGGCGGCTTCCAGCATCGCAACTTCGATGTCTCCAGAGACACCGTCGTCGCCCGCGAACTGCGCCTTCTCGGTGAGGTTCTGCCAAGCCTCATCAGCCTGGACATACGTACGGTGGGGCCCGTGTTGGCTAACGACGGTCATACGCCACGCCATGTACGCCACAAAGGCATTGAGGAATAGGTTCCATATTGCGGTCCCCATCTCACCGGAAATGCGCGCAAAGTCGGAGTCATACTTGGTACCTTTGGAGCAACGGACCTTCCGGTTGTACTGTGTCTTATGGAGTTTCTCCAAAGTGGTGAGGTACTCTGGTCCGAATGCGTGAATGAGCATCTTCCATTCGAAGAGGCGAGCCACAGGTGTCACTGTCGCGTCAAACCGGGTGTAGTCAGTATTGACCACGTGGTCTGATCTTTTGCAGACATTGGCTATGCCGAAAGCGACCTCTACTGGAGGTTTGCCAAATCCGTAAAATGGTAGACGCTTAGCTGCTTCATACATTGAATACATGAAGCAGGCAATGTGCATCTTGGTGTTACCATCGAACGTACCGATCAGGCGTGGGTCGCCGGCCTTTTGGGAGGCCTCTTTCTTCACGAATGCCGTTACGAAGTCTCGGGGAGGCTCCACTTCCCCACGGTCAAGAATTTGCCGTTGGGAGGCACGTTTCTGGCGTTCACGCACTTGTTCAAGGGTGAGTGGAACTAAGGACCCTTTCGGGATAGCTCTCTCGATGAACTCCTGCATGCAATCCATCATGAAGTACTCATATTTCTGGGCACTGGGTGGGCGCTTGTAGTCATTGACCCTTGTTTTGACAGCATGTTCCTCGTTGGCCTTGCTCTGGAGTGGCGCGTGAGCACCGTTCACCAGTGGGCCCATGAAAGGAACTAAGCTAGGTTTATCCTCAGGGTCGTACTTAGCGGGATTGTGGTCGAAACTGATCACACCGTTACCCACTGGGAATACGGTTTCTACCTCACCGGATTTCTCCTTGGTGGTGGCACGTAGCCAAGCTACCATTACCGAGGCTGATGCCTTCATCTCCATTAGTCCATTCTCCTCAAAGAATTGCATCACTGATGGTTGACCAATCTTCACGGAGAGGGACTTTGCTATGTTTTCGAGACCGTTATCATAGCGTGCTGGGAGATATGCGCAAACATGTTGACCAGGCACCCCTGTGGTGGTGAACAAACCTTCTG